TGGATGTCGATCTGGCGTTTCTGGTCGATGAACCGGATGCGCAGAGATCCCGCCTTGCAAACGCCCTCACTGACGAAGAACGTAACGAATTTGGTTTTCATTGGCGCCTGTTTGCGCGTCCAGAACAGCTTCCTCCAAAAGGAGACTGGCGCATCTGGCTCGTGATGGCCGGTCGAGGCTTCGGAAAAACCCGCTGCGGTTCAGAATGGGTACGAATGATAGCCGAACGCGAACCGGATGCGCGCATTGCGCTTGTCGGGGCATCCCTCTCTGAAGCGAGGTCAGTCATGGTTGAAGGGGAAAGTGGGCTGCTAGCGTGCTCTCCCCCAGAACGCAGCCCAGTTTTCGAGCCATCGCTAAGACGACTGCGGAACTCAAACGGTGCCCAAGTCCACTTGTTCTCTGCTCAAGACCCTGAAGCCTTGCGCGGTCCACAACACAGCCATGCGTGGTGTGACGAGATCGGGAAATGGCCTCTAGCTGGCGAGCGCTCCACACGGTGTTGGGATAACCTGCTTATGGGCTTGCGCTTAGGCCGATTGCCGCGTGTTGCTGTGACAACAACGCCCAGAGCAGTACCCCTGGTAAAGCGCTTGCTCAAACAAGAGGCGGACGGGACGCTAGTCCTGTCACGCGGCTCAACAAGAGATAACGCTGATAACCTCCCGCGTCGTTTTCTGGAATCCATGGAAACGGAATTCGGCAGCACCCAACTTGCTCGGCAGGAAATCCAAGGTGAGCTCTTGACCGATATCTCAGGCGCTCTGTGGACGCGTTCGATGATAGAAGAGAGCCGTGAAACGCAGGAGGTTCCGACTGCTCTCCGTGTCGTCGTCGCTGTCGATCCGCCTGTTTCAGCGACGGGTGACGAATGCGGCGTTATCGTCGCGCAGCTTGGTGGCGATGGCATCGCCCGCATCGTGGCTGATTGCAGCATAGGCAGCGCAACACCGGCTCAATGGGCTGATGCTGTCGCGACTGCAGCGAAGCACTGGAAGGCCGACCGGGTGATTGCTGAGGCCAACCAAGGGGGCGCTATGGTAGAGAGTGTCCTGCGCGCCGCGAGCGCCGCGCTGCCTGTGAAGCTTGTCCACGCGAGCCGTGGCAAAGTCGCTCGTGCGGAACCCGTCGCAGCCCTTTATTCAGCTGGGCGTGTGCGACATTGCGGGAGCTTTCCCAAGCTCGAAGACCAGTTATGCGGGCTTTTGGTTGGAGGTGGCTATGCCGGACCAACCAGGAGCCCGGACCGCGCAGACGCCTTAGTCTGGGCTCTAAGCGAATTGATGCTTGGCGCATCGGCAATCCCAAGCGTGCGCACACTCTAAAAAGGATACGCGATGGCTTTCCTCGACACTTTTCGCTCCGCCTTCAAAGGCGGAACGACACCCCGCGTGCCGCTTGCGCCGGGCTTCTTGCAAGGTTGGATGTCGAACTTCGAACCGCCGTTAATCCCAATTGACGGGTTCGAATACACGCATGCCGTGCGCGCAGGATTTCTGAGCAATCCTATCGCGCAACGGGCTGTTCGTATTGTATCTGAGGGCATTGCTCAAGCTCCGCTCTCAAGCAATGAACCGCGTCTCTCAGCGCTGATCACAGGAACCAGTGCCGGACAGCCACTTCTCGAGACGCTCGCTGCGCAGATCCTTTTGCATGGGAACTGCTTTGTTCAGATCGTCAAGGATGCAAGCGGCACTCCGATTGAGCTCTTTGCACTGAGACCCGACCGCACGAAGGTACGATCTGGCGCAGATGGATGGCCTGAAGCATGCGAGTACACTGTGGGAAGCGATCAACAGATTCTTCCAATGCAAGACTTGGATGGTTGGCCCAGTGTGGTCGCGATCCGCTCGATGCATCCGCTCGACGATCATTATGGCGCAAGTGCGCTGGCTGCGGCGGCCCAAGCTGTGACTATTCATAATGCGGCCTCGGCCTGGAACCGCGCTCTCCTTGAAAACGCCGCTCGTCCTTCGGGCGCCTTGGTCTACGATACTGGCGATGGCGCTGGTCTGACCCGAGAGCAGTTTGATCGCCTCAAAGAAGAACTCGCGTCGGCTTTTGCTGGAGCAGGAAACGCCGGGCGGCCGATGCTCCTTGATGGAGGGCTGAAGTGGGAAAGCATGGCGCTGTCGCCAGCCGACATGGACTTTGCAACGCTCAAAAGCGCGACAGCCAGAGAGATCGCGCTGGCATTCGGCGTACCGCCCATGTTGCTGGGCCTGCCTGGCGACAACACATATTCCAATTATCGCGAAGCCAACCGAGCTCTGTGGCGTCTGACACTCCTGCCCCTGGCAAACAAACTCCTGTCGGCTTTGAGTGAGAGTCTCATTGCTTGGTTCCCCGAAGCCTCTGTCACGATCGATCTCGACTTGGTGCCCGCGCTTTCTGAGGATCGCGAACGACTCTGGAAACAGGTCTCTGACGCTGACTTTCTGAGCCGGAATGAAAAGCGTCAACTCCTTGGATTTCCGGCTGAGGAGACATCGCAATGAGCCCGAACCATGGTCCGCACCGCCATCTCGGAATCAATCGCGAAGACATGCTCGCAAGCCTGCTCGCTCAAGCGAGCGATGAAGGCGCTGAGCTTGATACCCTGCGAGCTATTATCGAGGAAACAAGCGAGCTCGCAGGAGACCGGGTCCTTGGTCGCCTTGGCTTAGGCGATGCAGGAGCCGAGGATGATCTAGCGGACTTGCGTGAGCTGCTGGGCGCTTGGCGCGATGCCAAGGAGAGCGCCTGGAAAGCCTTGATCGAATGGATCATTCGCGCTGTTCTCGCGCTCCTACTGATCGGCATCGCAGTGCGTCTTGGCGTTTGGGATCTGTTATGAGCCCGCTCCAAACACTCGAACGACCCATCCGCTTTGCTGGCTATGCGGCCTTATTCGACATTCCAGATGCTGATCGCGACACTCTGCGCAAGGGAGCCTTCGCAACCACGCTGACGACCTGCGCAAATCCCCTGCCACTCCTCTGGCAGCACGACCCGGGCCAGGTTATCGGTTTGGTGGAAGGCATCGAAGAGGACGAGCGCGGTTTAAGGGTGATCGCGAGCGTTACAAACACAAACAGCCGTGGGGCTGCGGCGCTGACAATGGGCACCGTGAATGGCCTCAGCTTCGGCTACCGAACACGCGCGGCGCAACATTCAGTCGAGGGACGCGAGTTACTGGCCGTCGACCTTTTCGAAGTGAGCCTCGTTACCCATCCACTCCAGCACAGAGCACGCGTTCACATGCTCATGTGAGCCGACCCGCTAATCTAATCCCGTCCGGCCGCCACTGGGGCGGCCTTTTTTGTGCCTCAACCAAGCCAAGTACGAAAGGTTTGTTTCCCCATGGATATCACTGTTACCCCAAATTCTCCTGAGATTGCCAATCCTCTGGCCGATCCTCTTCAGCAAAGTTTTGACATTGTTGCCCGTCAGGACAAAGCGGAAGCCGATATTACAGAGCTCCGCACTGATGTTGATGAGGTCAAAGCTCGTCTCGATAAGGTCGCGCGTGCGGCAACTCGCCCGGTCATGGGCGGCGCGCCCGCGATGACCGAAGAGGTCAAAGGCTTTGTCAACGGCTATCTGCGTCGTGGCCGCGAGAACGAAATCAAATCACTCAATACGATCAATCCCAGCGACGGCGGCTATGCTGTTCCGAAATCGATCGACACGATCATCGCGCGTGCCCTGACTGAAGTCAGCCCGATCCGCAGCATTGCTCAAGTTGTCCAGACAGGAACGTCTGGCTATCGCAAACTTGTAGCGACCGGGGGCACAGCTTCAGGCTGGGTCAGCGATACGGCTCCGCGCGGAGAAACCGAAGCGCCAAATTTTGCGGAAATCGCGCCTCCCAGCGGCGATCTTTACGCCAACCCGGCTGCAAGCCAGGGTATGTTGGATGACGTAGGTTTCGATATCGAGACCTGGCTCGCTAGCGAGATCGCAGCTGAGTTCGCACGCGCCGAAGGCGCCGCATTTGTGTCGGGTTCAGGCAACAATCAGCCCGAAGGCTTCTTGTCTGCACTAACCGGCACAGCCGAAGACGGCGTTCGCGCTTTCGGCACAGTCCAGTACATCGGATCGGGCAGCGCGACCGGATTTGGCAGCTCTCCCGAAGCAAAGCTGATTGATCTCGTTCACTCGCTTAAAGCGGGACATCGCCAAGGGGCCAGCTTTGTGATGAACTCGTCAACCCTTGCATCGGTGCGCAAGCTCAAGACGGTCGACGGTGCGTTCCTTTGGCAGCCGGGAATGGTGGAAGGCCAGCCTGACCGCCTGCTTGGCTACCCGGTCGTCGAAGCGGAAGACATGCCCGATATTGAGGGCGGCGAGTTTCCGATCGCCTTTGGCAACTTCCAACACGGCTATCTCATCGCTGAGCACAGCGCGACGAATGTTCTGCGCGATCCTTATTCGAACAAGCCCTTTGTACACTTCTACGCGACGAAGCGCATCGGGGGGCAAGTACTCGATTCAAATGCAATCAAGCTCCTGAAGATCGAAGCCTAACCAGCTCGACGCCGGTTTGACCGGTCCCCGCCATGGTTGAGGTCCCCCTTCCTCCCATGGCGGTACCTGCGCCCGCGCCGCCTTCAGGCCACCCTCCCGCCTGTTAGAGGCGGCGCGGGCGATTCTGTTTCAATCAAGTATGGGAGAAGCCGCGATGCAGCGGACCGTCGTCGTGCCAGCTGACCTTAGCGCGGATGCGCTAGAAGAATTCAAGAACTGGCTTGGGATCAGCAGACCAAACGAGGATCAAGTGTTGGTTGATCTCCTTAAGAGCAGCCTGGCCATATGTGAGGCGTTTATCAGGCAAATGCCGCTAGAACAGACCATTGAAGAGCGCTTGACACCTACGGCCGGATCGCATGCGCTTGTCTCTCAACCCGTGAAAGCTCTGGTCAGTGTCGAGAGCACAGATGCCTACCAGAGCCGATCAGTGCTCCAATCCGAGAAGTTCGATTTCTCACTGGGCTCTGATGGAATAGCCTGCATTGACTTTCACCAAGCCATCGATGCCGACGCGATCGTCACCACCGTGCGGGCGGGCATTGCTTCCACCTGGGCCGATATTCCAAAGCCCCTTAAGCAAGGCATCATTCGGTTAGCCGCTTTTCACTACCGTGACCGAGACAGCGCCAGCAATCCAGCACCTCCGGCGAGTGTCGCTGCACTTTGGCGGCCCTGGCGCATGATTTGCCTCTCATGATCCGCGTCGATCCACGCGCGGCAACATCGAAGATCCTCAAAAGGCTAAGCCGGGCCGGAGAGCAAATCGCCGGAAGTTATGCACGTCAGATCACAGCATCGTCCGACCGCCAGAGACGCCATCCCTGGAGGTCCGCTGAGCGCCTTTGGCCCGACTTTGGAAGGGATTGATTGCCATGGAAAATGCTCTGCGCTCAACACTCGTCTCTTGGCTTCGCGAGGACTCATCTCTCGACCAAGTCAATTCTATCGAAGAAGAAACTCCACTCAGCGCATCGCCGCCTTGGCTTGGCATCTCTGCCAGCGCTTCGACCGACTGGGGCACTAAGGATCGCCCTGGACGAGAGATCAGGGTCGCGTTCGAGCTCGAGACTCGGATTGATGATCCCGGCGCCGACGAGACTGTTCTGTCTGCCATAGAGCAACGTGTGCTCAATCTTCCGCCCTTTCAGCCGGACTTTGAAGTTGCCTCAATCCGCTTTCTCAGAGCCCGCAGCGAGTTGCGCGCGGACAATCGTCGTGGCGCCCTGCTTGAGTTTCGTTTTCGCCTCTTTTCATCAGTGACGGAGTAACCCGATATGCCTGCTCAAAATGGCGCTGCTTTCCTTCTGAAAATCTCTGACGGGTCGGCCACCCCGGCCTATGAGACTGTGGCGGGACTGCGGACGACACAGATGACTATTAATGGCGACACAGTCGTCGTGACCAGCAAAGACTCCGGCGGTTGGCGTGATTTGCTATCCGGCGCTGGCACGCGCTCCGTTTCGGTGAGCGCGGCTGGTATCTTTCTCGGCAGA